CTACTACCGAGTGTAGATGTTGAATAACTTGGTAGATTAGTCAAAGCTGTTGATGTTCCACCAGCAATATTTAAAGGTGTAGCAAGATTAGCTACATTTAAAGCATTACCAGTTAACCCACCACCTTGCGTTAATAAATTACCAGTACCAGATGATAAATCTAAAGCAGTTCCTGTAGGCATAGCTCCTGATGAAAGTAATCCACCAACTTGTGTACCAACTCCACTAAAACCACCACCTTGCGCATAACCACCAAGCCCACCTAATGCACCACCAAGTAAAGCACCTTTAATTCCACCGCCTGTTAATGCTCCAGAACCAGCACCAATTAATGCTCCACCAAGAGTGGAAGCTGTAAGACCACTTGCTCCTAATGCTGTGCCTAATGTTGTGCCAATACCTGGAAAAGCTATTGCAGCTATTGGTGCTGCAATTCCTAATGCTTTCTTTAAAAAACTACCAATACCCATAATTTACCTCGCTTCTAATAAACCTAAAATTGTAATCGGCACTGTTGTTGCACTCCAAGCAGGAGTGAAAATCCTACCTGATGCCGCATCAGCAACCCCCAAACCAACCCCTAAACCTGCTGTTGGCGCAACCGCCAAACAAGCCCCATCACCAAAAATACTTAAAGGAAAGTTATTTATATAAGTACTACCTGCTGTTGATGTAGTATTTGTAGCAGGAGTAATTTTAACTCTAAAATAAACTAAGTTAGATGAGAGTTGATAATATCTCCCTGTGATAGTAGGAGTTCCTGTCGAGCCTAACCCAACAAATACTGGTGTCCAATCTGTACCTGTGTCGCCACGAAAAAGACCGTCAAAGTACATTACCCACTCTGGCGGTAAGTCTCCTATTTCATTTATAATTGGTTGGTCTAATGGAGCTGGATTACGAGACATCGACATAACTCCCAATAAGAGCTACTTTAACTGGTTCTGAAATCTGTAATCTAAAAGTTATTGTTTCTGCCATGCCTAGTCGCTTAAATACAATTTGAGTTCTGTATTGTCCGACTTTACCTATAGAGCATTGATAAGGGTTCGACCATGTGCGTGCGCCATCTTTACTAAGCAGCAAGGAAATTAATGGGTCAGAGCCTTGTCCATTCTGTAAACCAACACCGACTTCCATATCAATTTCAAGCCTATTATACCTTATTTTTTTGTTATTGTCACTTAAATGTGTAAAAATTCTTTCTCTTAATATACAATTTCCTGCATCCGTATAGAATTCTGGTGACATCTCATATATTTTTGAACTTAATCTATCAATTACTAAGTGTTTACCAAATGCGAACATGTGGTCTATTGCAAGATGTTGTTCAAACTGTCCAAATTCATTTAAGTAAGCTCTTTCATGCCAAAGTTGTGTTGTAACATCATAACAAAGACTTGTCGGTAAATTAGCTCCTGTTAATACATAAAATGTATGACCATCTTGGTGATATTTAAATGCTCTAGCAGTACTTAAATCACCAGCTTTCCTTAAAATTAATTCAATTGGCGGTGTGCTAATTGGATTTCCTCTAAAACCTATAGTATTAAAAACCCTAGTACTACCTGCTTTATCTCTACCTAAAAAGAATAAAGAGCTTGAAATATCAACCGCACTATCGGGAGCTACTATACCAACTTCAAGCTTAGTGTTTATTTTCTCAAAAGGAAAAGCAGAAGAACCTGTATTAGTCCATATTTCAGTTGTATAAGTTCCTAAAAGCCATAATTGACCTAAAGCGTTAAAAACTCTCTCAAGATTATCTGGAGAATTTTCAGCAGTAGCAAAATCAAGCACAGCCCATGTTAATCCGTCATATATCTTTGAAATATAGAACTTACCAGTATTTTTATCACTTATAACAAAGTAACCATCAATAAAAGCTAAAGTTCCTGCTGTTACCCCAGATGGGAGAGTTACTTTAGTAAATACTTCGCTTTCAAAGTCATACATATAAATATTTTTAGTATCACATATACCAAGCTGAAAACCATTATCAGCCATATACACAACACCAGAAGATTGCAGTAAACTACCTAATTCAACATATGTTGCATCAGCAAGAAGTTCATATAATTTAGCCCCTGATATAACAAAAGCTCTACCGCTTGCAGCGACATAACATTTTCTGTTTTTTGCTGTACCTATTGAAGAGAATAAGCTTAATCCGGGAGTACCATATAAAGCAGTAACTTTCTTCCCTTGCTGGTCTTGAACGGCGTAAAGATTAACCATTCTTTGAGCGTCAAACGGTAATGAAGATTCTTGATAAGACTGACCTACTAAACCTATATCCATTAGTTATAACCTGTATAAATGTTTTGTACTCCACCGACTTCTTTTTTAAGCGGTCTATTCTTCATAATTGCAGATTTTACATTACCTTTAGCTTCTCTTGCTAATAATACTAATACATCAGTAGGAGCTACTGCATATTCAAGACAAAGTCTTAAAGCTAGATTATAGACAATCATTTCTTCCCAACCTGCAGGAAAACTAAATTCATCGTCAAGACCTAAGGTTGCCATTGGCTTTTCACTCAATAAAGTAAGTGTGTAACCTGCAATAGGCACTGGACTAAGAGTAATATTACCTAAAGGATAAGCACCATCATAGAATAGTTTATCAGGCAATCCAGATGTTGATTTATCTTGTATTGAGTTATAGTTAGTATCGCTTATAATCTCTAAAGGATAGTCTATTCCACCATTTCTTACATATGCTGAAACTATTGCTATAGGTCTAGTAGTATTAAAATTTCCACCTGTTCCTATAGTATATTTAGCCGCACCTGTAAGAGTAAAGCTTTCCTCTGTTCTAGCAGTAATAAGCATACTTTCATTAGAAAAATTAGAAAGCATAGCATTAAGAGTATCATTAGCATCTTCTGCTTCAGATGATGACATAGCTTCGTTTTTGGTTAAAATACCAGCTACAATAAGCGAGCGTTTCAATATTTTTCTAATTGTTGACATTATTCACCTTTTGGTTTGCGACCACGTTTAATTGGTTCTTTTATAACTTCTTCAATTGGTTCATTATTTTCTTCATCAAATACTTTCCAACCATCTTTAAGAAGAATTTCGACCAAAGATTGGCTTTTAGTAGATTTAATAGCTTCATTTTTAATTAACGTAACTTTCATAATTCACCTTTATTAAATGATAGGGGATTTCTCCCCTACCTGATTAAAACGCTAGTTTTGTAGAGCCAGAACCCTCTGGTCGCACAACTAGAACTTTTACTGTTTCGCTTGCCGCATCTACAGCAGAGCCAGTTGCATTTACCAACTGAACACCGACTGTATTTGCCGCTGTTACACGAGCAGAGCCAAACAAGATACCAGCATCTAAATCCGCTTTTGATACATAAACCAAATCGCCTGTTTTCACACCATTAAGTGTAAAAGTTTCTTCTTCGGTAGTATTAGCCGCAATAGATGGAATATCCCAAGTAACAGTAACAAGATTTATTGCCGCTACATTACCTGCAATTACACCAACACTCATTTTAATAACCTTTCATTAAAAGTGGGTGGGATTTTAACCCCACCCGTTAGATTAAGCTATAATCCTGCAAGCCCATTCTGGTCTAACATCTACCAAGCCGCCCAAGAAGTCTACACGAGTAATCATCTTACGAGTGTAGACATCAAAGTCACGAACAATAGCAACTGTTATACCATCTTCTGTAGCCATTGCTGCAAACTCTGCATTAATAGGAAGTACCAAAGGAACAGATGTTACTCTGAAAGCTTCTTTGTGGAATGCAAGGCTGTTTACATAGCTAGTAGAAGCAGAACCATGAAAAGTTACCGCCGCTTCATCAGCAGGAAGTGCTGATACGTTTTGCAATGAACCTGATGCCGAGCTATAAATAGCAGGGGAGATTTTCATTATAACGCTATTTGCAGCTGTTTCTGTAACATCTTCTGTAACAGTAAATGTTTGCAAGAACGGATAAGCAACCTTAGTCTGTGGATGCACTGCATAAACGCCATCAATATAGAAAGTAGAACCTTTCTTAATTGTTGCGCCAGAAGTTACACCATCAACACCGAGAGTTGTCATACCAGATGCAATTGTTACTACTGTGTTTTCTACAGCAACAGAAACATCAGCACCATTAGTATGAACGTAAAGCAACTCATTCTCAAGCCATTTAAAACCATCAGCTTCACCAACCGCACCTGATTTATAAGTTTCAGCAAGTGAATTTTGAGAGTTAAACAAGCCTTTGCGAGCGTTTACAGCAGAACGCATAGCAGTAGAATCAAACAACAAGTAGCGGTTAGAGTCTTTAGGGCAAAGGAATTTGCTCATTTTCTCTCTAGCTGCCAATACTGTATCGGTATCAAATACTGTAGAACCAGCTGTACCAACAATATTATAAGTCAACTGTGTAGCTCTTGTAAGCATCTGATTTTCGATTGAAGCTGCCATATCCATAATTTGTGGTCTTACGAAACGGTCATAAACTGTACCCAAGTCAACATCATGTGCCAATTCTTGAGAAGTCAATGAAGTACCAATAGTACCGATAATGTCAAGCTTCATGTTTTTATACTGCTCTTTCACATCCTGAATAGCAGAGGTCAAGTCAAATGAACTTGTACCTACTGTATATTTTGCAGGAATGCGAACGTTTACAGTATCGCCAGGAGAGTGACCACCAGCATCTGGTTTAAACTCACCATCCATTTTACGAACTGATTTAAAAAACTGAACGCTATCTGCCAAATCAGCCGCAGCCATTTTGGCAATCTTAGAAGCATTCGCTTTTACTGTACCTATAGTATTAGTCATTTTTTAGTCCTTTCTTATGAGAGGCGGTATTGCTTCAGCAATTCCTTACCGCTCATTTCATCTGTTGATTTTTGACCAGCACCAGTACCTTTTAGTGTGCTAATCGGTTTAGGAGCAGGAACTACCTTTTTTTGAGCTGGAAAACCCTCTTGAGCTTTGTAAATCTCAAGCGCAGCAACAGCAGGATTCATAGAAGCTAATCTTTCCAATTTACCAGCCTTAGCAAGGTTATAGGCAGCAATTGCCCCATCTTCTACTTGGAAGAATAACTCTGCAATATCGTCTGGCATATCATTAAATACATCAACATTATCATCCATAACTTCTCTAAAATCAGGGATTTCTTTGCTGTATCTAACGTTAGCTGCTCTTAGTTCCGCATCTTTAGCTTGCATCTGTTGTGATTTATAAGCATCTTCTTGGCTTAATGGCTCTTGTTTAGGTGCATTCTGCTTAGTCTGATATTCAATAACGGCTTTAACAAAATCTGTTACAGATTCATAATCATCAATCTTAGGCTCTTGAGATGTCTTGCCAGTATTAAGAGTTTTTATCATCTCTTTAAGCGAAGTCATTTCTTGCATAATCTGACGATTTTCAGCACGCATTTTGTTTATCTTTTTATCTCTCCTAGAAATTGCATTCTCTAGGGTTTTCGGATTTACCTCTTTAGCTTCTTTTTCATCTTGTTCAGCTACTTCATCAGCTTTAGGTTCTTCC